TTCCTGATAGATTTCAAAATCTAGGAGCAAATACATATATGTTAGCTGGACATAAAATAAATCCGTACTCGTCCTTTAAACATAGTAATATGAATTTTTGGAGCGACACTTTTCCTGATCAAATATATAATTTAGATACTATTATTAAACCTAATAACATTAGTAAGAAAAAAATAACAGATACATTTCCTACAAGCGTAGAGTATTATGGACAGTTTCATAAATGAATATAACTCCGTTATTTCCTAGTTTTTTAGCAACAGAAGATACATCGGAAATTATCGATGTTAACAGTATACAACAATATTGCAATGTTACAGGTGACGGAAATACTGATGCATATAGTAAAGAACTATTACCATTAACTAACTGGATAACTGAACAAGCTAATAACCTTAGAGATCTTCAGGGTATTAATAGCGAAATTCCGTTTACATTAGATGACTGTTGGATTAATTGTATAGGGCCAAATGATGAACATAATTCCCCGCCAAACTTTCCGCATAGTCATTCAACCTCTTGGATAAGTTTTGTATACTACGTTAACTATGCAACTGATGCAGGAAGTTTAGTACTTATGTCACCGCATCAAAATACAGAGTTATCAATGCCACGTAAAATAGTTTCTGATGCTAATATATTTAATGCAGTTCGCTGGAGTGTAATTCCAACAAATGGACTAGTAGTAGCATTTCCTGGATGGTTAACACATTATGTTGAACCTAATCATAGTGATGAAACTAGGATTTCGATTGCATATAATTTTAGTTTACAATAAATACATGTACGCAAGGAGTCGATAAATGTCAAAAATGATATATGAAATAAGAGCTTACTCACCAAGTAAGAATGAAGTACAACGAGAGTTTGATCAAGATGCTCTACAAGGACGTCCTACACAGACTGCTGCCCTTGCACAACGTAAGGCAGATGCATTTGCTTATAGACTTAATTTACAAAAGAAGTTAAAGGTTAATGATTGGGAAGGTCAAACTATTTTGATCTCAACTATGATCTAATAAATCTATAACTTTGAATACTGTTTTAAGTTTTTCTAAATTAACTTTATGCCGAAGGGTATTGTTTAATCCGTGATGTAATGGCTTTGGCCACTTACCGAATTCTACCCAGGCATATCCGTTATGTTCTACATTTAATGCAGGCATAAATTCTTCTTGTATTACACATAGATACGTGTGAAAATGAAACCTAGTATCATTACTAATAAATGTTTCTAACGGCATTGTTTTTATAATATCAACTTCGCCAATCTCTTCAAAGATTTCACGCTTTAAACCTTCCCATGGAGTTTCTGCACCTTCATTAGTGCCGCCAACTAGTCCCCAAAGATTATTATGCCGACCTTGTGCTCTATGTAAAAATAAAAAACGTTTAGTATTAAGGGCGTATACAATAGCGCCACTACAAATGATATTATCTAGCTTCATACTAATAATTATCTTAGTACGCTAATCTCCAGCTGCCTCTTGGATATTCGCCGTCGTATGCTAGTACCCATTCGTTGTTTTCGTATTTGTATTGCTTGCCAGTAGTAAGATTTGAAGTATATATAACTGTACTGTCTTGCGCACTTGAGTCAAACACAATAGTCCAAGCAGTACCATTCCATTCGATAATGTCATTAGCACTAGCTACAAAGTCAGTGCCGTCTGTATTTTTCCATGCATCAGGACCGTCATACACATAGTTATCAGGTGTTTCGTATCCAGCATCTTGTCCAACATTTTCACTGTCATTAATATCAGATAATATTAGTATCCGCGGATTGCCTGATTTTAATGAAGTTGGATTAGTTTTATACGGATTAATAATGTAATCAATTTTATTCTTATCGCCATTTGGTCCAGAAATAACTGTGTCTGCAGGTAAACTATCAGTATCCCATGTAATGGCTAATTCGTAAGGATCAACTGAATTAACTACAACAGTACCTATAATATCATTTGTTAAGTCTTGTCTAGACAACCGTAATTCGGTAACACCTGTACTAAATTCAAACGGCATACCTTTTAAATATCCAGTCCATGTTTCAGATCCAACTACGCCTTTATGGACTAGTTTAGCAGTTGTGCCCATTACTAATAAGCCGTAGTTATCGTGCGAATTAATTAAAGCACTGTCAACATCAGTAACACTTGTACCTTCATTTATAATTTGTTCTTCGATTCCAGTAGGATTATCAAAATTATCAACAGCTACTACCTTAGTCTTAACTTGAGACTGCGGAGTATCTTCAAAACCGCTACCTGCTCTTGATAGATCTAAATCAATTGTGCCTTGACTTTCGTTGAATATACTTTGTATAACAGATGTAATTACCCCTAGACGTTTAACTTTAACAGGAGGACTAATGTATATTGGTGTACTAAATGTTAGTGTTGCAATATCAATATCGCTCTCTGTTCCTACAGGAATACTTCTGCTACTAAATGTAAGACCTGTCATATTTACTACACTTAAACTTGTCCAGTCGATGTAGTTGTCTGTTGTTTGAATTTCTAAACTTGGATTAAACAACATTAATACTTGTTCTAGAATTTGTAATTTTTGATCTGTATTAGAACTCCATACATCTACATTTACTGTTAATGTATAAGGAGTAGGCATTAAGCGTTCTACAGTATAGTTTTTACCTTCTTTATTTAAATATTCTTTTCCAGTACTATCATATGCTTGTTCTCGTATGTTAACTTTATTAACATAGCTACTGTCACTTAGCCGATCGCGATCCATTTCAAGTCCAGTAATGTATACTGCCATGCGAGGTGCGCTTGGTATTTTATTCTCACTATTCTCTCTAATAATGTTTGCAACTTGACGAGTTAAATCTCCGTACAATACTGGCACTTGTGTTAATGCACCCTTACCGTCTTTGTAACTAAAGTTACTCATTAGGCGTACAATTTGTGTTATGTATCGCCTTATCTGTCCATCATAAAAATGTTGCATTATTCAGTTTCGCCTTTGTAATTATTAATGGTATCAGCAATGTCTTGGTCAATTGGAAGACCTATCATCTCATCTCTGCCACCAGGGAATTTATCAAATTCAGCAGCTATTTGATTGTCAGTTAATCCATTTTGCATTGCTATTAGCATGTACTGCATTAGTATATTTTTAGTTATTGGATCTCCGGCTTTAACTGGCGCAATTTTTCCGTTATCTGGTATATTATCAGAAATATAACTGTCTAACTCTTGCGCTAACCAAGCCGACTCTGCATTTTCAAACTTATCTTCTAAAGGCACAGTAACGATAAGTTGATCAAGGCCGGTTGTCTGCTGGGTTACTGGTCCTATTTGATATGAAGATCCGTACTTGGTTCCAAAATATCCTCCAGTTTTGTTTGGTCTAATTCCAAACTTTTCACTGCCTATATATAAAACAACACCTATATGCCATCCATATCCTGGACGTGGATCATGTCCAACATAACTACCTTTTATTTTAAATTTTTCTATATCGAGCCATGATAGTGTAAGAAATTTACTACCATATAGTACATATCCAAGTTTACTCATAACATAGTTAACTTCGTCTATTAAGGCATAATTTGAAAAATCATATTTAAAATCATCAAGAATATCAGTACTCATACTGCTGTTGTATTTTTCTTTGTATTGTTTTATTATTTCAAATAAATGTGGTCTAGTTTCAATTCTTTCAAGTGCTTTTCGTAATCTACCTTCATCAGTGCCTAGGCCGTCTATTGCTTCGTATATTTCGTCAGCAATATCAGGAGCTGACCCAGATTGTTCTCCAGTTAGACCGCCTTCACCTTCCTCGCCTGACTCAGAATCGCGAGCTGGGGCAAATTTACTAGGTGTTGGTTTTACATAACCCGGAACTGTTCCTACAACCTTTTCTTTATTGTTGGGATCGCGTAAAGTTCCGTCAGCATAAATTAATGGTAATACTTCGCCTGTTTCGTCGTGTATTCCGTCTCGGTCTTTGTCAATAGTCTTTGCCTGTTTGGTTTGGTACTCCATAGCCTTCCATTTA